CAATCGCTCACCACCTACAATGAAAGGTTCCTCTAAACCTACCTTTTGACCACTTGCAATTAAGTGTGCTACCCTAGTTCTTGCATCTCTAACAGCAACCCACTCTTTTTTAGTACCAGCTATTCCTATACTTTCTGCCGCAATCTCATTGGCAAAACTAGCTGTTCTATGTACTTCTGTTCTAGCAATCAAATTTGCCCTGTAAACTCCCATACCAATTAAAGTATTTCTCAAAGCATTTCCTGTTTCAGGAATTGATTGACCAGTATCAAAACTATCTCCTATCACAGATTGTATTTTATTTCTAGTGTTTTCATTAATATTTGTTACTAAAGTTCCAACATTATTTTCAATATATGTATCTAATCTTGTTTCAAATTCTGTATCAAAATCCTTTACATTCTGTGTTCTGTCTAAAAAATAGTTTTTAAAAGCATTTGCAACCATTATATATTGCACTCTCATAATGTTTCTTAATACTTTTGCTGATTCATTTATTCTTAAATCTACAAGAACATTTGAGCCATAAGCATAATCTTCTTTTAAACTATTACCTAAATTTATAAAATAACCTTTGAGTCTTTGTCTCCATTGTCTAATAAATGGTTCTCTTAATCTATTTTGTCTTAACCATTCTCTTCTTTGAACATTCTTAAATATTCTTAACTGACTTTCTCTGTATATCATTAGTGAAGTGTAGTGTTATGTGGTCTTATTACTTCTGATATATCAATATTTTGTGTAATATAAATATAAGTTGCAATATTTACTGCATCAACTTCTGATACAACTGGACCGATTTTAACAACAACCTCATGATTGTCATCTGTATCTTTTTCTATAAATAATCTTGATGTAACTTTTTCGTACATTTTGACCTCATGCTTTTAGTGGATGTCCACTTGGTAATAAGTCTAGGTCAAATTTACCACCCTGAAATCTTCCTGTTCTTACAGCAAAAAGAAACGCATTAACTCTAGCATAAGCCCACTGATCTTCACTCCTTACACCTGGTCTTACAGATGCTGGGTTATTTCTGTAAGCACCTACACCTCTTCTGAATACAGCTCCTAACATTCTTAATGTTACTCTTTTGCCTTTTTTATCTCCATGCTTTTCATTATGATCATCAACTTTCTTTTTAAGTGCAGCTTTTACTCTAGCTGATAATTGTTTTTCTTCATCAAATTCTTGTGTCGCTTCAAACTCAATTAGATCATCATAGTTTTTTCTACCCTCTTCTTTTTTAATTACTTCAAGTATTACATCTTTCATTCCTTGTTTACCTAATACACCTATTGTTCCCCACTTCATTTGTGCAACAACACCAGCAATACTCGATAGTGTAGGTTCTTTACTACCACTTCTAAATTGACGACCATCTCTAAAATGTCTAGCAATCCATGCTTCTCTTTCTTTTATCCAATCAGTTACACCTTTTGAATCTGAACCCTCTCTTGCTCTACCCCATAACATGAATGCCTCATTCCCTCTGATGTTCCCACCAGCACGCCATACTTTATTGTTATCATTTTTTACATTCAAAGCAAAATTGTAATCAAATTGTGGATACTGACTATTTCTTAATGTTATTTTTTTGTTATCACCTCTAGTTGGAAAGTTTGTTAAATCATTTTTTTCATCAGGTACTTCAACTGGTGCATCAGGATCTGTTTCAATAACTTCTTCTTCAGGTTCTTTTTCTATTTCCTCTGATGCTGGTGGTTGTGATTCATCACCTGCTACATTTAAAGGCATCAATGTTGCTGGTACTAATAAACTATCAGCACCATTTATTGTTTCATAACCTAGTTGTTCCCTTGCTTCATTTCTTGTTAAAATACCATTTTGTACACCAGCAGTTACTGATTCAAAGACTCTTCGTCTTTGTTCTGCCATAGCTGGTATTGAATCTATATTATATCTTAATTCTAAATCTTCACCGAATTGAGGTGTAAGCCATTCATTTAAATCTGATTGTACCCTATCTAATAAAGGTATGATTGTTTCATTATACAATGCAAGTTTAGCTTCTGAAAAATTTGAATAAGTTTGTGAATCAGGAATACCTATTATCTGACTTGGTACACCAAAAACTAATGCAATATCTTTTGCACTCATGTGTTTTAGTTGTGTAAAGTCCATATCCTTTGGTGATAGTCCCATTTCTTTCCAATCAAAATCACCCTCTAACAACATTGGCTTTCCTGCATTACCAGTACCTGAAAACCTTTGGTTAAGATCATTTACTAATTGACTTCTTTGTACATCTGATAATTGTATCTGTGCTCCTGTTTCATCTTTTGGTTTAAATACAACTGCACCACTTGGTCTTGCACCATTTTGTAATAAATTTACATTATGTTTATTTGCAAGGTTGTGTTGGTCAATATCAATACTTGATGACATAATAGGTGACATTCCATAAAAGTCATCTAATGGGTTAAATAATTTAATATGTTTTATTCTTGATTTACCTGTAGCTTGATCTACCTCATAGTTTTCAACAACTTGTCCACCAATAATATATTGATAAGATTGAGGTGTTGCTCTTTGTCCAGCTTTTATTCTAACTCTATCAGGTCTTAAATTATATAATTCTGTTGGTGAAGTATTATCAGCACCTACACCTAAAATATAACTATTGCCTGAAATCTGTAAGTAGGCATATACTGCCTGAAAAAATTCTACTTGTGAACACATTGGACTTGGATTGTATAACAAGTCTAATAATGGATGTTCATCTAATTCTTGATCACCCCTAAATAAATTTATTTCAACTCTACTAGCACTATTTGCAATTTCATTTATACATCTATATACTATTGCGTTTTGTTGATAACCCTCTTGTGCTAATTGATCATATCTAGCTTTATAAGTGACATCTGTTCCTAAACTATTGTAATAAACTATTGGAGCTTCTTTTTTTTCTTTTTCATCTTTCTTTTCTGTAGTGAAAGCATTTCTAATATTATCTAATATTCCCATCTATGTTACCCTCCACAAAGGTTTCTTTGTTGTTTGTAAGCAATCATATAATGTGGATAAAACATCAACTTGGTCATCATGTAAATCACTTACTCCTGTAAAACTCATAATCTCCTGTAAGAACATATTTGTAAAACTTTTATTCTTCGGAATAAGTATTCTACCATCATTCCATGCAGATGCAACTGGTTGTGCTCTTACAAACTTATCGTTTCTAGCAGGTCTTGATATAATATTCAAGTTATGTTCTTTTCTCATGAAATCTACTATACCCTTTTCTGTACCACCGATATAGGCATAAATTGGTGATTCATAAGTATCTTGGTATTGTTTAATAATACTAGCAAAATGAGTAGCTTCTACCTGACCCCTCCACATATCCATGATATAAATTTTATTATCAAAATACTTTGCAACCCCTGCAACAGAAAAATCAGAATATGTTTTTGTAGAATATGCAAAATCAACAGCTATAATTGTTTTGCCTCCTTCAGGTAATTTGTCATAAAATACTGGGTCCTTAAATACCTTTCCACCTTTTATAAATGGTTTTTGTTGATACATTGCCTGCCACCAAAAATCACCCACAGCTCTTTTTCTTTCTTCTAGTATTTTCTTTGAATACCTGGACTCCCACAATGCTTCACCCACTTCTCTACCTAAAGGGTCCATAGGTTCAGCAAGTGCTGGTAAATTAACTACTTCCCATTTATCACCATCTAATTCAGCTTGTTTTAATAACCTACCTGCTAAATCATCTACATGCCATCTAGTCATAATAATAATAATAGAAGATTCAGGTGCTAATCTAGTTGTTGCTACTGATTGAAACCAATCAAGTGTTTTATCTCTATAGACCGTACTCATTGCTTGTTCATTGTTTTTTACTGGGTCATCAATAATAAATACATTTGCACCTCTACCTGTAATACCTCCACCAACACCAACACAATACATAGAACCACCTTGTTCTGTTTCCCAGTTACCCTGAACATTTATGAATGGGTTTCTTTTAACACCATATATTTTAGGCACATATTCATCAAAAACCTCTTTTGCTTTTCTACCCCATGAAACTGCAAAGGATGTTTCATAACTTG